GAACCCGTATCAAGGGCGTGTACTTCGTCACCAATAGCGCGGCGGGTTCCATCACCTTCACGGCCAAGCCCAGCAACACCACGTTGTTGACGCTGGTTACCCCGAGTGGTGTCTTGACTCAAGACATGATCATTCCGGGCGAAGGCATTCTGACGACGAAGTCTGCAAACGGAGACTTTGCCATCCTTTCAACCAGCAGCGTGATTTCGGTCACGGTCATTTGCGGGTGACCTATGGCAAAGAGTCCTGCGTGGCAGCGTAAGGAAGGCAAGAACCCGAAAGGCGGATTAAACGCCGCTGGTCGGGCTTCTTACAACCGAGCCAATCCCGGCAAGCCCGGACTGAAACCGCCGCAGCCTGAAGGTGGCCCACGGCGAGATTCTTTTTGCGCCCGAATGAAGGGCATGAAAAAGAAACTGACCAGCAAAAAAACCGCGAACGATCCCAACTCGCGTATCAACAAGTCATTAAGAGCATGGAACTGTTAAGCCATGGAAATGATGATTTGGAACATGATCTTGACGTTCATCGTCGCCATTTTGGGGTGGGTTGTGAAGGACAAGTTTGCTGAACTTCAGCGTCTTGGCATTCTTCTCAACAAGACCCGAGAAGAGGTGGCTAGAGACCATGTCACCCGTGCTGAAGTTCGTGCGGACAATCAGGCTTTGATGGATCGATTGGATCGTCTGGAACAAAAGATAGATCGCATCGCGACCAATGTCATTTCAGGAGAACGCCGTGGCCAAGTCTAAAAGCAAAGTTAACGCAGCCGGTAACTACACCAAGCCTGAGATGCGTAAAGCACTGTTTAACCAGATCAAAGGCGCTGCTGTACAAGGCACCAAAGCAGGTCAATGGTCAGCCCGTAAAGCACAACTCTTAGCCAAGAAATATAAAGAAAAAGGTGGCGGGTACAAATCATGAAAGCCTCGCAGCAATCCCTGAAGGCTTGGACGGCTCAAAAATGGCGGACGAAAAGTGGTAAACCATCTAGTCAAACGGGCGAAAGATATCTTCCAGAGGCTGCGATCAAGGCTCTTTCCCCAGCCGAATACGCCAGAACCACCGCAGCCAAGCGAGCCGGAAAAGCCAAAGGAAAACAGTTTGTACAGCAACCCAAAGGAATTGCTGAAAAGACGCGCAGTTTCCGCCAAAAAGGCAAAGGTTAAGAGGAAGAAGTAATGGCAATGTCCAGAGCAAACATGGGTCAGCAGATCACCAAACCCGGCCAAAAGAAGAAAGTCGCTTCGGTGATGCGTGAATTCAAGGAAGGCAAATTGCATTCGGGTAGCAAGAAAGGCCCAGTGGTCAAGAACCCGAAACAAGCGGTAGCGATTGCGCTATCGGAAGCCCGTGCTGTCAAAAAGGCAGTCGGCGGTCGTATCGATGGCTGCGCGATGCGCGGCTTAACAAGGGGTTAATCATGAAGAAGATGAAGCGTTATCAAGAAGGCGGTTCCACCAGTGTCGAGGTGGAGAAGAAGTCCAGCATTCTGGATGACATTGGTCTCAAAGGATTGCCGCTTGGCATCATGGGTCAGGGCTTGCTTGGCGCTTTGAGCAAAGAAGATTTGCTTGGCGGCAGAGGGGGTCTCTTGGGATTGCTCATGGATCGCAAGAAGAAGCGCGAAATGGGTATGCCGGGAACCCCGGAAGACTCCATCACCAAGATTGAGATTGAAAAATCCAAAGGCGTGGAGCCTATGGAAGCCATGGGTGGTGGCCGTATGGGTTACCGAGAGGGCGGCAGTCTCAAGATGGTCGATAAGGGCGGACAGAAGGTTCCGTTCTTCGCGGCTGATGGGAAAGGCAAAATGGCTGGCGGCGGCATGGTCGGCTACAAGAAGGGCGGTCGCATTGATGGTTGCGCCATCAAGGGCAAGACCAAGGGTACCTATCGGTAATGGCCACTAGCGGCACAGCGACGTTTAACCCGGACTTCGCGGAGATCGTCGAAGAAGCGTATGAACGCGCCGGGTTGGAACTGCGGACAGGCTATGACCTGAGGACCGCTCGTCGCTCCATGAACTTCATGGCGCAGGAATGGCAGAACCGTGGCATTAACTTGTGGACGGTGGATACGGGAACCCAAGTTCTGACTGCGGGAACCTACACCTACACGATGCCCGCAGACACCATCGATCTGATCGAACATCAACTTCGTATCTACGATGGCAACACCACACAGCAAGCGGACTACAGTTTGGCCCGTATCTCGGTGTCGGACTACGCGATGCTCAACAACAAGTTGACGCAAGGGCGACCGCTGCAGATTTATGTGGATCGTCAACGAGATGCACCGATTGTGTATCTGTGGCCGGTCCCGGATAACGTCCAGACCTATACGTTGGCCTATTGGTACATCCGTCGAATCCAAGATGTGGGTTCTGGCGGAACCAATACCATGGATGTGCCAGCCCGGTTCTTGCCCTGTCTGGTAGCGGGTCTGGCTTACTACATTGCGATGAAGAAGCCAGAGTCTGCGGATCGTATTCCGCTGCTGAAGTCTGAATACGAGGCCCAGTTCGAGTTAGCAGCAGGCGAAGACCGTGATAAGGCGGCTTCCAGATTCTTACCCTACATATCGAGTGTGACCGGCGGGTTCTGACATGAGCCAGCCATTTTCCTCTGGCAAACATGCAATTGGTTTCTGCGATATGTGCGGATTCCAGTTTAAACTGCATGATCTGCGGAAAGAGATCTTCGACCAGATCTGGACGGGGAACCTCGTTTGCGATGAATGTCTGGATGTGGATCAGCCGCAGTTGCAGTTGGGCAAGATCCCCATGGACGATCCGCAAGCACTCAAGGACGCACGTCCAGATCAGTCATTGATTGAAAGTCGAGACATTCAGTGGGGCTGGAATCCGGTAGGTGGAGCGCAGGCTTATGATGACCCGTTGACCCCCAATTACTTGGTGGCGGCTGGGGCTGTGGGAACCGTAACGGTATCAACATGAACTACTCACAACTTTCAACACAGATTCAGGAATACGTTCAATCGACGGAAACGTCTTTTGTGGCGAACATCCCGAACTTCGTGCAGTTGGCCGAAGAACGAATCTACAACACCGTTCAGATTCCAGCACTGAGGCAGAACTCGACGGCGGCTGCGGTAGTTGGAAACCAGTACATGTCGTTGCCTTCAGACTGGTTATCGACATTCTCGTTGGCGGCAATTCACCCATCGACAAACGTCTATACATATCTCCTGAATAAAGACGTGAACTTCATTCGGGAGTGTTACACGACTGCGGGAACCCAAGGTCTTCCACAGTACTACGCGATCTGGGACGACAACACGATGATTCTGGGTCCAACCCCGAACCTCGCGTACACTTTGGAACTGCACTACTACTACTATCCGCCGTCGATTGTGAACGTCGGAACCTCTTGGCTCGGCACCAACTTCGAAACTGTTCTGCTCTACGGATCGCTTCGTGAGGCTTACACCTATCTCAAGGGTGAAGCAGACATGATGCAGTACTACGAACAGAAGTATCAGGAAGCACTCGGTCAATTGAAGAGACTGGGCGATGGCTTGGATAGACAGGATGCCTATCGTTCAGGTCAGGCTAGGATTCCGGTGACATCATGAATTTCACGGCAACCTCTGAGATAGGTCAGGTATTTGTTCAAACCACGAACCACCGTGGTCACACGGTTGAAGAGATCGCGGAACGTGCCGCCAATCGTTTGCTATCGGTGGATAACAAAAAATCGTTTAACCACAATTTGCTAAAGTACCTTCGCGAGGCTCAAGAAGCCGAACGAAAGTCGATATGCAAGAAGTTGCATGACAAGGGCTATGCGGAAATCGCACAACTAATTGGAGACCTCTAATGGCCATATCTCAAGCAATGGTGACCAGTTTCAAGGTAGAAATCCTTGACGGTGTTCACGCATTCGGTTCATCGGTAATCCGCGCTGCAGAAACACCGGATACATTTAAACTGGCTTTGTATACCTCGTCAGCCACGCTCGATGCGGCGACGACGGCATACACCACCACATTGTCGGATGAAGTATCTTCGTCTGGGACCAACTATACGCAGGGCGGATTGACGCTCACTGTATCGCAGGCTCCCACTTCGACGGTTACTACCGCGTGGTTGGACTTCGATGATCTGACGTTCCCGTCTGCCACACTGACGGCTCGCGGAGCATTGATCTACAACATGACCCAGAGCAACAAAGCGGTTGCAGTGTTGGACTTTGGTTCAGACAAAACCTCAACGGCGGGTAATTTCACGATCCAGTTCCCGACAGCCAACTCGACTAGCGCAATCCTGCGTATTGCTTAATCGGGGGCAACATGGCCCTCGTACTTGCAGATCGCGTCCTAGAGACCACCACCACCGCAGGTAGTGGCACAATTACTCTTGCTGGAGCGAAGCAGGGGTTTCAAGCGTTTTCTTTAGCAATAGGTAACGGCAATCAAACTTACTACACCATCGCCGGAACAAGTGAATGGGAAGTAGGTATTGGTACTTTTACGGCTTCTGGTAACACGCTTTCTAGAGATACTGTTTTATCTTCTAGTGGTGGCGGTAGCAAAGTTACATTTTCTTCAGGATCTAAAGATGTCTTTGTGACTTATCCATCCAGTAAATCTGTGATCGGCAATGTGTTTCTCAACGAAACAACATTTCCTACTGGCATTAACATAACGTCAGGTAAAAACGGATTATCTGTTGGGCCTATCACGGTCAGTCCCGCTAGTACTATTACGATTAGCAGTGGACAGCGGTGGGTGGTTTTATGAACATGATTATCATGGAGTTTAAACATGGCTAGCATACTTAACGCCAGCACAGGAGGAGTCGTTGTTACGGCTTCCGCATCCGCTGCAATCAATATTCAGGCTGGTGGAGTCAATGCTATTCAGGTAGGGACTGGTCAGACGGTCACTATTTCATCTCTCATTGGAACCAGCGCGACCATCACGAATCTTTTTGATGGCGTAGGTAACGTGCGCGACATCCCCTCTGCGGGTTCCGCCAAGACCTCTAACTACACACTGGCCATTACGGACATTGGCGAGTTTGTGACGATTGGGGCAAGCGGTGCCATCACGGTGCCGAATGACATCTTTTCCGCTGGTAACGCGGTGTCGATTTTCAACAATACCAGCGGCACAGTCACAATGAGTTTAACCATCACGACCGCTTATCTTGCAGGCACTGACGCAGACAAAGCCTCTGTTTCATTAGCCACTCGTGGGGTTGCCACTGTGTTATTTATTAATCCTTCACTGTGTGTCGTCAGCGGCAACGTGAGTTAAGCGATGAGCGGCATTATGATGTTGCTACTCGCGGGCGGGCGGTCGCCATACACCGTCATCTCCACCTTCCTCGCCTCCGGCACATGGACTGCCCCTGCGGGTGTCACCGAGGTTGAGTACCTTGTGGTGGCCGGTGGTGGTGGCGGCGGATCGTCTGCTACGCCAACTTCTGGCGGTGGTGGCGGTGGTGCAGGTGGATTCCGTACCGGCACAGGCTTTTCTGTAACTGCTGGAACCGATTACACAATTACCATTGGCGCAGGTGGTGCGGCAGGCACTACAACAGTTGCAACTAGCCAAGGAACTACGGGCAATGATTCCGTATTTTCCACTATCACATCCACGGGCGGTGGCGGCGGTGGCGGTTCTGGAACGTCTTATTGGGACGGGAAAAATGGCGGTTCTGGCGGCGGCGCAGGTGGTGCAGGTGGATTGACCACTAATGGCGGCTCTGGCAACACACCTAGCACAGCGCCAAGCCAAGGTAACAATGGAGGATCATGCACAACCAACGCGCCTAATTATGGGTCTGGTGGCGGTGGCGGAAGTGGCGGCGTAGGTGCATCGGGAACTAATACCGCTGGCGGTAATGGTGGAACAGCAACCACTTCAAGCATTTCTGGCGGCAGCGTTTATTACGCTGGTGGCGGTGGCGGCGGTTACTATGGAAACACCGGCACCGGGGGGTTGGGCGGAAACACATCTACTGCTAACCAAAAAGGTGGCGCTACTGATGGTGTCACCAATGCAACAGCATCAAGTGGTGCGGCCAACACAGGTGGCGGCGCTGGCGGTGGTGGTGGTGGCTCTGGAAATGGAATTGGTGGCACCGGTGGCTCCGGCATCGTCATCCTCAAGTACAACGTCCCAGCCACAACCTCAATCTTCACCTTCAAGTCCACGCAGAAGTGGGTCGCACCTGCTGGCGCGGTGAGCGTTGACTATTTGGTGGTGGCCGGTGGTGCGGGTGGTGGATACCAAGATACAGGCGGCGGCGGCGGTGCAGGAGGGTTCCGTGCTGGCACAGGGTTGTCCGTTACAGCCGGAACCAACTACACCGTAACCGTTGGCGGTGGTGGCGCAGGTGGCACCTCTGCTAATGGTGGAAACGGCAGCGACTCCGTATTTAGCACCATTACCTCAACTGGTGGTGGCGGCGGTGGAAAAGGAAACACAAGTAATGCAGACGGCTCCGCTGGAGGTTCTGGTGGCGGCGGCGGCTGGGGCGGTAAAGTAGGCGGCGCAGGAAATACGCCTAGTACATTTCCATCGCAAGGAAATAACGGTGGAAATGGAAATGGCACAGGTGCCGGCAGCACGGGCGCAGGCGGCGGCGGTGGCGCATCTGCGACTGGTTCAAATGCAGCCCCTCATCCCGGCGGCGGCGGTGCTGGCGGCGCTGGCACGGCTTCATCCATTTCTGGCGGTTCCGTAACTTACGCTGGCGGTGGTGGCGGTGGTAGTGACATTACCGGAGGAAGCGGCGGTGCTGGCGGCGGTGGCGCAGGAGGGCAAAAAGGCCCGGCAGCACCGTCAACAATTAGTGCTGTTGCTGGAGCCACAAACACCGGCGGCGGTGGTGGTGGAGCAGGCGGATATGGCGGAGGCAATGGCGCAGCAGGCGGTTCCGGCATCGTAATCCTTAAGGTCAATTTCACATGAAAACCTATCAGTTAATGGGCATAGACACAGCAATGCATCTCTTGCGCCCCGGTGCCAAATGGGAAATCAGTAACCGCGAAATCACGCGCTGGGAAGACCCGCGCCCGAAACCGTCGTGGGACGAGATCATGTTCACGATTGAAAAGATCAAGGAACTTGAGGACGCGGTGCCGACGATCTTGCTGCCCGAGCAGCAGAAAGCCTTTGACGAGTACGTTGCCCAAATAGAGAAGGCGGTCGCGTGAATCTGTATTCCATCTTCCCGACTGCGGTCGGCAAGTTTGAACTCGGTCGTGAGTACACCGCCGAGGAGAGCGCCTTTGTGGACTCGCAAGAGACGCACAAGAACCAAGGTAACACCACCAGCAACGACCGCTATGTGTTGCGCCACGACACGATGGCCAACCTCAAGGCGTTCGTAGAGGCTAGTCTGGGCGAGTATCTACGAAGTATCTACGCGCCAAAAAACGAGGTCGGCCTACGCATCACGCAGTCGTGGCTGAATTACTGCAAGCCCGGTGAGTGGCACCACAAGCACGCGCATCCCAACAGTTTCATCAGCGGCGTTCTCTACATGAAGGCCGCACGCGAGCGCGACAAGATTTACTTCTACCGCGACGGCTACCAGCAGATCAAAGTCCCGACGAACAACTGGAACTTGCACAACTCAGAATCGTGGTGGTTTGAGGTCGGCGCAGGCGATCTG